TCACCACTACTAGTTGGCACAGATGGATTATTATATACAAAAACTCACAATCAGTAATTTATTCATAGATTTGCACTATATGAAATAGAATAAGCCACTCAATCATAATATGCTGTTGAGCCTTGTATTTTTAATGTATGTACAGCTGTTCAAGGAGTTCATAAATCAGTCCAACTACTTCATCAAGCAATCACGCTAGTTACACTGCTGTTTGAAATTAATCAATACCTACGGTAAGGTGTCCTACTTCATCGATTACATCAAAGTGTTATAGCACCATCAGCTGGCATTTGGTATTTTGCCTCCATTATATAGCTCGTATTTAAGTAGTTTCAGATTTTTAAATATGGTCAACCGCTAGCCTCTATATACTCTACCTCTTGGTAAGCAGATGGTAGTCTTGGTGTGCTTGTAGGTCGTACCTGTGTAGTTCACACAAAAACTTTACTTACACTAGTAGTTCAGATTTTTATATTGCTTGGCTCTTGTTGTGTTAGTGTCATCCTTTGTTAAAAGAAATATAAATCTGATTACTTATACCACACTTTCACTCGGTTTGTCTGTGAGAATGGTGTTGTTGCGTGTTCGTGGTACAGTATTAGGTATTTGTTAGGATTGGCTCAATCAGCAGAGCCTGTAAGAAGTAACGTTCAAGGCTCTCCATCGTTGTCCTCATATAAATTTAATGTGTATGTAGTTCAATCGTACACTATTTCGTCTATGTAATTAATTCACGAGGTGAATGTGGTTTTACTTATAGCGTCAGAGCCTAAAATCTGACCGCTTATTCACTTATTGGAAGTGTTACAACTATAAGTAATAGATGTTCTTGCTGTTCTGTTTGTGTCTTGGGAAATGCAACAATGCGTAGCTCATCCGTATGTTCAAGTGTTATACCTACATCTATGTTGTATTTTAAACTCGTTCCATCATTCCATATCTACATACATACGACAGTTTGTACTTGAGTTTTTTGCTGTAATCCATCAGCTTCATAAAGCTCATTGTGCGAAACCTCAGCTAATAATAGTCCATCAAGGGTATGTTCAGTTTGGGAATTCGTACATTGTATAGTTCCGCTGTTCCTCTCTCCACATATATATAGCCATCTGTTACTAGAATACGTAATAAATAACAGAATTTGAGTAACTACCCAAATTATTATACTGCGTTTGCGTTCAAGCCCAGATTTGTGTTACTGTCGTTGTAGTTCCTGTTGTATTATTTGTTATTCATCCACTACCAATATTATCATCCACATATTTCTTTGTGGCAGGGCTACCATCGTAAGTTGGTGTATATGGTGTAGAGTAATCAACATTTGTATCTAGATATTTTATTATCTGACCTGCTGTGGCTGTTATTGATGTGGCTACACCTGCCGATATTGCTATCGTAAGTCATTTAAGTTTTAAATATGATGTAGAGTTTCAAGATGTTACGCTCTCTGATGGGATAGTGTAGAATACCATCTGTCATCCACTATATCATTGGAATGAATAAACCTCTCCATTATATTGGATAAATGGAGTATTTCATAAATCATACCAAGCATAAGCCTTACTAGCATTAGTTAAATCTGATGTAGAACTTAGTTTGAATGTCTTTGTCGCTAGGTTTGTTGAGATAGTAGTACCTGTTATGTCTATCCCTGTTCCTGCTGTATATGTAGTTCCTCAAGAAATAGTTATGTTCCCGCTACCCAATAAAGAGTTGTTATTAACTGTCTTAATGCTTGTACCAGAAACCAACTTAGTCTGTAAATCTGATATTTTCTTTCCTCAATCCTTAATAGCTTTTCAAGTGATTCCATTAAATACTGCTATCCTGTCATTTGTAGAAGAACTAGGTCAAGTAACATCTCAACCTCCTCACGCTCCATCTGCTCAATCTTGAACTTGGAAAGAATCTGACCCTCATTGGGTATATTCAAATGTAATAGTAGTAACCTTCCCATTCTTAGAGCTTGTCATACCTGCTATTCAGTTTCAAGCAGGTCATTGCTGTCCATCTGCTCAATTTATACCGTCCTGTCAAGGGTCACCCTTTTCTCATTGAGGTCATTGTAGTCAAGTATCTCATTTGTCACCCTTATCTCCCTTATCTCAAGTTTCTCCTTGATAACCCCTTGGTCATTGTGGTCAAGTATCTCATTTTGCTCAAGGGTCACCTTTATCTCACTTGTCCCCCTTTAATAGAGAAAGAGGAGCTTGGTATCACTCCATCAAGTTTGTATTAGTATTCCTGTCAACACAAAGTATCCTAGCCTCGTCACTCAAGGATTCCAACTCAGGGAAGTCTTCATTAAATAACGTTTCTGGAGTTGTTGTTAGTACGTCTGTCATAATTAGCGTAAATTATAAACTAAATTATCTTCATACCCGCTCTGTGTTACTTCTTAAGAAATACTTTTCCATATTTAACTTTACTACCCTTTCCTTTAAGCCATCTTTTCATCTAACGGGTACTTTAACTCTGGTTTTTTCTCAATTAATATACAAAACAAGGTAATATTCACTTCCCCATTGTCACGCCCCAAGCCTTCCATACCAAGTTGGATTAGCTCCACTACGTGTGTTTATGTATTGTGTATTTGGTACTGCCATAGGAACAAAGAGAAATAAAACCTCTGTTTTGGAGAGAATGCCTGCCATCATAACATTCCCCCCAAAAGAGGGGCTTACCCCTCTATATACTAAGCAGTTTCAGTTTCAGTTTCTGTTTCTGTTTCAGTAGGTGTTCCTGCAACAATAGCAATTCTTGGTGCGTTTGGAGAGAATACTTTACCTCACAAAACAAATTCTGATAAGATACTTTCTCTGAATCCTTTTTCAGCTTTTCTAACATCAAATCCTTTCCAATGTACTACTAGATGTACAGCTTGGTCATCCATAGCGATAGCGTTTACACCATCTCCTAGGTTGTTAGACTTGAATACCATAAATCCAGAGATTTGTCCGATGTATCCGTTTAATCTCCAATCTAATCCTTTAGCAGTTCCATCAAATACAGGATTTTGTCTTAAGAAACTAGCGAAATCTGGAGTAACGAATAATACTCTACCTCCATCAGGCACATTAGATTTGTCTAATGCAACAGCCAACTTTTCAGTAATTTCGTAAGCGTTTGCTTTGCTAGGAACATCACTAAATTTGTGGTCGTTTGGACAACCATTAACAGCTTTAGTTGCTACATAAGAATCGATGATTTTAGCCATATCGATTCTGATTGACTTTGATACTTCTTTAACAAGGTCAAAGTTAGCTACTATTTCTTCATAGTCAGTAACTTCTACTCTACATTGTTTTAATGTATCAGTAGTTAATACTTCTTTAGTTACAACAAATGGAGAGTTAGTTATGTCTGCTCAAGCAGTAACTCCTGTTGTATGAGTAATAGCAGGGAAAATTTGTACAGATACAGTATCTCCTGCATTTCTGATAGCTCCTTCGTATTTTGTGTTAGCCCAAGGTGCTATTACAAGACTTTTCTCAAGTCCTCTTAACACTTCCTTAACAAGGATGTTTTCCTTGATAATAGTGTTTAATCACATTGTTATAGACATCTTTGTCTTAAATTAATCGAAATAAATAGAATTAAATTATTTGCGTAACTTAGCCTTTCAACTCTCAATTTTGGCAACAGCTCTATTGTATTGCTCTGGCGTCATCTTCTCTAGGTCAGCCATTGTGTAGCTTGTAACATCAGAGAAGTTTCAACCACCTGTAAGTTTTTTAGAGTTACTACTTTGAACTTTCTTGTCATAATCGAAAGCCAATAGCTTGTACGCCTTATCAATAGAGATTCCCTCTTTCTTAGCATACGAACGTGCCTCGTCCGAATCTATTTCTGGGAACTCCTCTGCTAGCTCTCTTGCTAAATCCCTTTCAGCAAGTTTCTGTTCTAGCATTGCCTCATCAATCTGTGCTTGTGGGGCATTCTCTGTTTTTAGACGCTCAACTTCTTCCTTTAGAGATTGATTCTCCTCTGTAAGAACTTTGATTGTCTGCTTTTGAGCATTCTTCTCCTTGAGTAGTTTAGGAACGTTACTCTTTCTCTGTTTGAGAGGTTTCTCGTCCTCAACATCCTCCGTTTCTTCCGAAGTTTCCTCCGTCGATTCAACTTCTTCCAATTCGTTAGATTCTTGCTCTAAATTTTCCTCATTTGTTATGCTGTCGAGTTCAGCTTTGTCGTTTGTTATGCTGTTTACATCAGCGATTTTTACGTCAACCATTATATGTTTAGTAAATTAAAACATTTTAAATCTGACTTTCTGTATGCTCTTGTCGAGCCTTCTGAATATCAAACCCTGTGATTAACTCATCTGGTTTGGCTCTCAACTTCTTTAACGACGCAAGGAGCTTTCTTTCTACGTCATACGCATTGAAATAGCATTTATTCTTCTCTGCGTCACAAGTTTCACTTAACAAGTCATCTTCTAACATCTGAATGTCTTTGTCTAACACTTCTTTTAAGATGGCTCGTGCTTGACTACGCATAAAGCTGTCCATTATTTCTGCTCTTTCTTTTGTTGTTAAGTCCATTGTTATACAATATCGCTAAAAGAATTTGCTTGCTTTCACTCCATTTGCTGTCCCATTAGACTAGAGAGAACTTGCGACTTTGTCTGCGAATCTGCTAATGCCGTTAGATTATTCAAAGCCATCTGCCCTTGTCACGTAGGTGGAGTAGGCTGTTGTAATACTCAAGCCTCCATCTTCCTAAGCATTAATAGAGCATTCTTCCTCCTAGATACAGCCTGTAACTTAGCAGGTGTGTCTTTAGCTCTCTGATATATCTGTAAGTAAGTCAAATGGTCTTCTTGTAAGGTTTTAATGTCTTCTGGTTTCTCGTCCCTGTTGATAAACTCTAAGTCTATCTTTGCTTGCATTTCCTCCATACTCTCTGGAACTCGTACCATTATCTCGTCCCATTGGAAACCTTGCAGTCTATATAGTTTTCTCTCGAAACATCTCTTAGCTAACTCTGATTTGTTAGGGTCTGCTAGGAATGCGTCCCTAAGAGCCAACATCTCTAACTTTGTTCTCTCATTTGTTTCCTCTATCTCTGATAACGTCTTAATTTGCACATAGTAGTTACTATAAACTAAGAAGTCTGACGCAGAGAAACTGAAATGAGTGTCTGCCCAAGCTCAAGGTATCGTGAACTCCTTTTTACCTGTAAAGTTCTCTTGATAACTCCTATACCATAGATTCCAGAACATCTTTTCTGCCCTAGCGTCCCTCTTGAATCATAAGAGCTGTCTAAGATTAGAGTTCTCTTGCACTCTCTGGTTTTCTGTGGCTGTTACATAGCTTGAAGTAGTAACTCACAAACTCCTTTCATCCATTCAGATGTCAGCAAACGCTTGATTCTTCAACACATTAGGCATATTCCGAGCGTCTGATTTTACACTTCATCTAGGAACTTCTACAATAGGAGTTCATCCACTATTTAATCAGCTTGCCTTAACAAACTTAGGTCATAATCAAGGTGTTTTAAGCTGTGAAATATCCTCAATTATGTTAGGGTCATACATAAATATATCTCCCCAAGCCTCGTGCTCTGCTTTGATTCTATTTAAGTTTAAGAACAGCTGTACCATACTCTGCTTGTCCTCTAGCATATCACATAGAGAAATTCCCCAAGGGTCATAGTCACAAGCTACCCAATTTCTAACAACAACAGGGAATGGGATTAAATCTGGATTCTTCTTTTCCTCATCTGTTTGTGCCTCTATCTCTTGTACTCTGATTAATAGAGATTTATCATTAGCCAATGTACATAAGCATTTCTTACCATTAAGGATTGTGTAGTGATGATAGATGTGTATGTCACAATCCGTGTCATCATAATCTGTTGTAGATAAGTAACGGTGTGATTGACTAGACCATTTGTCATCGTGCTCGTACATACTCTCATTACCTTGCTGAATCTTATCTACATTGAAGTATCCATACTCTTTAGTTAGAGCCTCTTTCCTTGTTTTGAACTCAAACCCGTGAAATCTAGCAGGTCTGTTGATAGATTGATTAGGGTCACATACCCAAAGCATTGGAGATATAACTAGATATTCTGGCGTTTTGTTTGTCTGGTCGAAACCATCGAACACCTCAATACCTACTCCATAGAAGAACTTATTGAACTCCATTCTCTCCTTCCTCTCCTCCATAGACATCCTTTCGTAGTCTGATTGAGCTACCTTCTCTATATTCTCCTCTATATCTTCAAAGAAATCTTTATTTATTATGAACTGCACAGATGGTTTATCCTTAACATAAAGGGCTAACAACGTTTCAGTAACAGAAAAAATCAACTTTGAATAAACCTTGTTGGCTTGGTCTTCAATGTTGTTGTAGAGCTTTTTTCTTCTCTCGTATAATGCCCTTTTCTGTGATGTGAAATTCTCTGAACTTTGATATTCAGAGGTGATTTGCGCAAGGATTTCCTCCTCTGTCATTCATATATTCTGCCTTAACTCTGTTTTGTCCATTTATCCTGTGATGAGATAAATACTACTGATAAATTAAGGCAGAATACTATAAAAACAAGTCTTGGAAATTTTTTGGAAAATTTATGTAAAATCTTAGTATAGTCAGTATTTCTCTCTTATCATTTCATTTAGATATTCATCATCGCTAGTGTTGAATCTTTGTATGTTCTCAACTTGGTTATCCTCCATTCGCTCTGCTATTTGCTGTGCTGTGTCAGCATAGATAACTCATCTAGTTCACTTTAAGAACTCATCTCTATCCCATACCTTCATTTTAAACAACATTCCTTCGTCAGCAGAGTTGATTAATGAGTAAGCCTCTGTTGTGGATAATTTACTAGCTATCTTAGACGCCAACAAAGACGCTCTAGGACTTCATCACATAGCCATTATCAACATCGTTGTAGCTGTTGCTACATAAGGATTAGACAATGGTCATTCTCATATAGTCTGACTAGCAACATATCCTCACAATCCTCAAACTAATGTTCTTCAAGCATATCTGTTTAGGATGTCTGACATACTGCTTGTTGCTGATTTATCAAATCACTTTCTAGCTCTGATTAATACAGATTCTTGTAAATATCTGTCACTAAGGTTTTCTACCCCGTTCTTTGTCGCTAAGTCCTCTATTATATTTTGAGCAGATATTTGTTGGTCACGCCACCATTCATTAAGCCTTCAATTAAGAGGTTTTTCTGTCTTAGAATATGTATTAGCGATTGTTCTCATATTCTCTTTGATTGTTTCTTGCTCAACTAGACTAAATTCTTTAGCTCAACTCTCGTAAAGTTTCTTCATCATCTCCCATTCCTTAGCTACCAAGTCCTCGCTAATTCAAGCACCAATCCTAGCGTTTCTGAATACTGAATACGCCTCATCAACCTGTTTAGGAGATTGTTTAAATAATCATTTAAGCATTTTCTGGATGTATTCGTTCTCGTATTTTCATTCAACACCCCTTAAGTCTGTTAAGATACTCTTTTGTAGGTCATCGATAAACTCACTCATATTAGCAGACGCCTTATCCAAAGTGTTAGACGAAAGCTCCACTCATACTGTTTTATTTAATGACCCCATACTTCACTCAAGCACAGTATCTGCCACTATTCTCTCTCATTCGCTCCTTGTTAGCTTTGTACCTCACTCTCTTTCAACATTCTTGATTACATTCTCAACTGTACTATTGAACAAATCTTTACCCATTCGTTTTCTAACTCACCATTTTGTTACCTTATTACCAAAGGCGTTTATAGCAGGGTCTAAAAATGTTCATAAAGCTGTAAACAAACCAACAGATTTAGCGTCAACCTCTCCGTCTTCCAAAGCGTTGAAAGCTACTCATTCAATAGCACTCGTACCTGCTCTATTCAAGAATTTAACAGCGTGTTTTGCCCATCGTGGCAAGTTAGCTAACGTTGTTTTTGAAAGAGTTAGAGCACTTCATATTTTAGATGTTGCGTATATCTCTGGAATCATTTTACCAAAAAATTCTCAAGTTCTATACCATCCGCTATTTGCCTCCTCTTGCTCTACTGCCGTTGCGTTCTCTCCTAAAGATGGTCAATAACTTCACTCAAAACCAAAGTCTGCGAAATGACTATATAATTTCTGTATTTTAGCGTCGTTGCTTTCCTCTTTGGCGTCATAGTAAACCTTTAGAACATTATAAGCACCTGTACCTAGTCCATAAGCCTTTAGGTAATCTACTGCCTCCTTTGTGTCTGGACTAAGAGAACTCTCATCTATCCCCCAAAGATTAACATCGCTAGGCACTCGTCATTCTGGGTTTTTATCAGCTCCATAGAGTTCTGATACTTTCTCTCATAACCAAACTCCTGTATCAGATACTGCCTCTGTAAGCCACCCAAGACCATTCACAACAGCTTTCTTAACACCGTTTAATAGTCAAACAGCATTCTCTTTAACTTTTGTAAGGTCTGTCCTATCATTAAATCCGAACAATTCTTTATATTTAGTTCTTATCCTCTGCATTTTCTCACCGTTGGTCATATTAGCAGTAAAGTCTGACCATAGGTCTTCTGCTAGATAATCCACATCGTTTGCGTTATCCATACCAAGCACCTGCATAAGTCTAACCCTTAATTGGTTTTGATTTTGTAATGTCCCATTCTGAACATCCGTTAATATAGTAGCCATTAATGATTCCATCTGGTCTGAACTCCACATCATAGACGCTTTCTTAACCTTTAGGTACTGACTTTGTATTCAAGGTCTTTTTTGAAGTAGGTCTAGTTCGTCATCTGATAGTTTTACTCAAAAATCTTCTGCTTGTGATTTTAATTGATAGTTTGTCATACTACCTTTTAGATTAACTCATTGAGCAGTAGTCTTCAACCCAGACTTTACATCATCTGGGATGGAGCTATATTTGCTATTTATGTCATCTAGAGGCATTCAATGAGCATAGTCATCAACCATACTAAGCCCCTGTCCCATTTTAACCATTAGGTTAGGGTCATAGCTATCCATCTGACTATTACCTCATCTTATAATATTCTGAATACCACTAAGGATTTTATCCGTATCTTGGTATCCTCGCTGTACCGAAGATTTGAAACTTTGTCAATTTGCCATTGCTAGGTTATATATAATGTAAAATTATCTGTTTGTAGTGAATCCAGATTGTCAACTAGAGCTACCTCCAGAACTACTTGTTGAGCTATAACCGTATGTTGAGCTAGCTCATCTGTTATATACATTGTTCTGATATACAGGGTTACCATTAATTAACCTCTGGTATCTTGTAGCCATATCATAAAGTAGAGATTTAATTCATTGCTTATTCTGATTGAACAATAATCTGTCAGAGAATGAATTAAGATAAGTTCATAGTTGCGATGACGCCTCTTTCACCATATCCCACTCTGCGTTAGACATCTGTCAGAATGTTGCTCACTTAGCTTTTAATTGAGTGAAGTATGATAATGTAAGCTGATTAACAAGATATTCATAATTCTGCCTCCATAATCTTCATTGTCACGTCCATAGGTCTTTTGTGCTTACTTGGTCTATTGAATCCAACAAATTAGTTATCAAACCATACATATCCACAATCTCTCATAAGTATGATTGAGCCTCTGGTCAGTATTTAGCAAAGTTAGAGGCTTGCTGTGAGAACTGTGCCTCGTTCATTCAGTATGCACTTAGCAATGACTGACTACCAGACGCTGTTGAGGCTATCTCTCAATGCTCTATGTAATACTTATATCTGTCTGCTAATTCGTCTATGTATCCATATTCGTTTAATCTGAATGCTTGTCCGTTTCCTCATCTAATCTCTGTGTTAGGCATAGCTCCACTATAATTCTTGTATCAAATTGCCTTAGCAGGATTGATGTATCCACGTATGCTCTTACTATTAGCGTTTATTTCGTGTGTGTGGATTATACCATCTGATTTTCGGTTACTGTCTTTAACGATTAAGCGTCCATTCTCTGGATTAATTCCAACAACGATGGCTACGTGTCCGTTCTCTGGAGCTTTACTTGAATCCATAACAACAATACTTCCTATACTAGGAGTGTCGTCATTTATGAGTGACGCCTTTTGGCTGATACTATCTCAAAGGTTATTAAGTCAGAATCCTAATTTATCTAAGTATTGATTTACGAAGTGACCACATTGTCCTCCTGTTGTGTCGTCTTGGTATTGGTTAGAAAACCAACCTAAAACAGATTCTACCTCCATCTGGTCTAGATATGTTGGAGTAACCCCAGATGTTTGTTGCCACCAACTAGCCGTAGGTGTTGCTCATCAAGTAACCCCACTTTTATCTCCAGACGCACTAGAACTAGAAGAAGAACTACTAGACGCTGTTCAAGCCTTCTGGTATAGGTATTCTCTACCATACATATACTGTTTCGTAAGTTCTTTATATTCTGGCTTAGCCTTTAATTGGTCAACAAAATTCTTTTGTAAGGCTGTTGCCAATGACACTCAATTCTTTTTAGCATAAGCATAGACATCTTGTATAACTTGGTTGATGTCCCTCTTAATAATCTGACCGTAGGTATCATAGTAACCTTGTAATGCTTGTTTCAAAGCTCTCTTTGCCTCCTCTGGGTCATCTGAATCCAACATAGGGTTGTTGTAACTTTCTTCGAGTTTCAAGAGCCTGTATTGTTGTTTGTATTCCCAATCGTATTGAGCCACATCTCTGTAAACTCACCGCATTGTCTGGAATGCGTTTACCTGTGCGTTGTATTTCTCTATCTCGTAATGAGCTTGGTCGTAATATGATTGATATTTATCTACTACACTCTGATGTCGGAGCTGATAGTTTGTTTGGTCTGCTTGTAATTGAGCATACGCTGTATTTACTCTAGGGATTAAGTCGTTTTGCTCTCTAGCTATTACTGCGTTGATGTATGCCTTTGTTGCCCCCGTTCACTCTAGCCTATTCCTAACATTAGAATCTATACTATCGTACTCTGCTTTTATTAACAAAGCCTCCTGTGTTGAGCTTTCTACTCTATCTCTTACCCTCTCGTAATCTTCTCCATCATATAAACTAAGCATATACTCCCGCATATTGTACTCGTCCATTGTTCATAGAGTTGCCATAATCTCCTCCTTTAGGTCTTCTAACGTAGCAGGAATGTTGTTTATGAAGAACATAGCAGGGTCATTATTTATTGTTGCTAGGTTTACCTTATCTTTAGTAATGGATAAGTATTGGTCGTATTGTGGCGTTCATTCTAACAAAGCTAATTGGTCATAAGTCAGACTACCATTATTGATAGCGTCCCAGATACTTTGTCAGTCTTTTAAACCACTTATAGCGTTCAAATCTCTCTCTTGTTTCTTCTTAGCATAAAACCATTCAACCATTAGTTGTTGCTGTCATACTGAACGTTGGTCTATCTGGAAGTTGGCGTCAAATGTTGTTCTATCTGTAAAGTATTCTGGATTAGATAGATAAATCCTCTCCAAATTACCTAAAATCTGGTCATATCTGGCTTGCGAATCCTCTTGATATGTGAGCGTCTTAGACTTCTGTTGTAATTTCCCTAGATTAGCGACAGACGTAGATTTATCTCACGCAATCTCTCCCTCTGGATATATCGGCTCATATCAAGGCTGAAAAGTGTAGGTCTTACCGTCGGAAGAAAGTCCCGTAGAGCCACCAACAACACCTTGCTGTGTTCAAGTTCATCAAGGGATTATCTCTGTGCTACCATCCATATATGAGATATGGAGATTACCGTTTTTATCATACACAGCGTCCTTCACGCTTTTATTAACAGTAGGCGTTTGGTTTTGCGTAGTTCAGAACTTGTTTTCGTACCAATTCTTCATCGTTTCACGTTCTTTGTCACTCCTTCAAGAATAGTTGTAGTTGAAGGCATTGGCAAAAGTGTCCCACGAACTGAACTGTGTAGGATTTTTGTTATAAGCGTTATTTAGGTTGTTTATTATCTCTTGCTGACGCTCTGCCGAATCGCTACCATAACTCCAATTACCTAGATTATTGTTCGTAGGGGTAGAAGTATAAGTAGGAGCAGAAGTGGTTGTAGATGTGTTAGTCTTAGGCGTACTAGCTGTGCTAGTGTTCGTTGTGCTAGTGTTCGTTGTGTTTGTTGTGCTAGTTGAGCCAGACTTTTGACTATTCATATTCTTAACGACATCTGTGGCATTTTGACCAGAACTAACAGCATTAATCATCTGGTCTATCTCTTGTTGAGTGTACCCCTTGTCTAGTAAGGATTGATAGTATTTGTTGTTTGTCGCCATTTAATAAATTATAGTGATATAAATATTATGTTATATGTTCGTGTACCTGTATTGGTTTGTGGTGTGATAGTGAATGTTTCTGATTGAGATACCACCTTAACAGGGATACAAATCTGGTTTCCACTAACCGCTAGCAATGTAGTCCCATCTAATGTGACATCCACGTCACCACTTCACGTCGTAGTCCAATATCAAGTGACTAAGTAATTTCAGTATGGCAGATTTACACTCATCTCCCCATCGTTATACGTAGCTCATAATTCCTCGATGGTCTTATATGGGATAATATTTCTAGCTTGTCTTCTTATATCCAACCTCCTTTCAGAGAATCCATATTCAGATGTTAGACCGTAGTTATCAAAATTACTCTGTCTGCTAATCCTCTCTTGCTGATTATTATACAGAGTTTTGCTCTCCTGTTTCTCGTACGGTTTCTTCTTTATCATACTGTATGCTGTTTGAAAGGTATATAAATGTTGTATATCTCTGGAGGTAGAGTGTTCGTAGGTAATTGAGTATCCTCCAAATTACACTTTCACTCTATTTTAAACTGTATCTTATGGAAAAATGGTAGCTTAGCACCAACCTGTGTATTCATTAGGTTTTGATAGTTATGGTCAAAGCCGTTATAACTTAAACTTCCTACCTTTATCCAATTATCTACTTCCTTTATCTGGATTGTGCTAGTTCACTCTCATTTAGACCTATATAGGTAAACATCTCATACTGTTTTCATCTGTCCAATCCTGCGGAATATAAGCCGTCCATCCTCTGTACCAATGTACTCAAATGTCGTATTCTCATCTGACATATAATATATGTCCCCTTTAGCTATCTGAACTGTTGAAACAGGTTTTACCCTCCAGAACATATCATCATCCACTTTGGCGTAGAGATTGATGTCCCAATACTCGTTTGGAAGTTTATAAGAGATGAAGAACTTATCTATTTCTTTCTCTAAGAAGTGACTTCCTATAATAGGATTAAGAGTATATGAGAATCGTCTATTTCGGTAATCTGGGTGTGCCTTCCACTCCCCATCATCCCAATATCAATCATACAAAATTTTAACACAATGCTGTCCGTTTCAGTTTTTATAATAAATAGCAATACTTCATCCTTTAGCAGGTCATAGACACTCTATTTCTGCATATTTTAGTCATTCTGTTCCGCTTTCTCATCCATCGAATCCAACAGAGAGAGGTTTATACCAAGCGTTACCTATTCAAGCCTTTCTGCTACCATAGACTAACAAATCTCAACTAATTCAAGCAAAAACAGGCTGTCAACACCACATTATTCCTAATTGTCATCCGATTTCCTTGTCGTCCCTTTGAGTAAGCATTCTGGTCTTATCTTTCCATATTCTCTTATATACACCATTAGGGCTACTTAGCATTTCCATACTTCATCAAATCTGATTTCTTTGTGGTCAGTTTACTACATAATACTGCATTTCATTCCTTGCTGAACGCACAGTTACATAATCGTAACCTAGAGATGATATAATAGTTTCAAAAGTCTGTCCTGCCCAAGTATAAATATAATTAGCATAAAGTGACGCCCCATCCCACACTATCTGATAACCACTTCCGTTACTGTTAGCATAGAATGTAATCTGGTCACCAAATGTTGTTATTCCCATAATCTCATAACTTGTTGCTAGAATTATGTCTAGGAATGGTTTAACTTGGTATCCATCTTTTACTATGTTTGTGTTCATAATAACAGCGTAGTTTCACGCTCATACAACATAATTTCCTTTCCACTCTGTTATCACAGCCCTGTTTTGTAGGTCTGTTGTATCAATAGACATTCCTGCTCTACCTAAATCCTTTACAGTAGAGTTATCTAACGATAAGAGATGGTCTGGGTTATTGTCGCCATCTGCTGATAAGAAGTTTTCTTGGTTTATTACTTTTACTTTATAAATCTTACCATCAAAGTCTGAACTTGGTTGTATTTCCCATTTTGCACTACCATTCAAACCGTTTATAGCAAAACAAAACCGCTCTCATCTACTTGCTGTTGTTTCTATCCAATCCCAAGTCTTGTGTTGGTCTGAATCTGTCGAGTTAAGCTCGAATTTTCAGCCGTCATCATCCCACTTGAACACATCTAAATCAGCCGTCACCTTAACTCTGAAACCTCATTGTGTTCTTCCATTAACATAAATACAGAATATCTGGTAATTGGTTGTTGTGTAGTCTGGGTTTGTGCCATAATCAGCCCCAACCTCCACGTACGCAGTTTCTGTTCCGCTAGAATGCGATATGTATGGAACTGCTGATGTGTTTAATGACCACCCCGTTCAAAGCACCATATCAGATAACGAAACTTGATTAGGTTGGTCTGTTAAACAGTCTGGATTAACGACGCTAAATGTTTTATTGTTTAACAACAACCAAAAAGGATAACTTCAAGCGTTACCTCTTATAGCTGTTCTTAATTCGTTATGTCTTGTATGTCATACTATCTGGCTACCTCCAGAAGAAAGCAATTTAGGTCATAGCATAGGGAATGCGAACAAACAACCATTCGAACTAGCCGTACCATTAGAATCCCAATCCTCTAGTGTTCAGTCTTCTGTTACTCGTTCATCCCCTGTTGGAGAAACTGCAATCACATTCCCCTTTGGTCTAGAGTTTAAAAGCCTGTATGATAAGTTGCTAGCTGTTATACACATACTAGATTTGTTTATATCTACGTTCTCCATATCAAAACAAGCCCCATCTGGAGTTAGGTATTCATCTGATGATATTCATCAAGTAAACTGATTTATGTAATACTCCAAATTATCCATAGTCTGATTATTAATACATTAAAGATTCTCTCATAGCAGGTAAGCTAGTTTGTAATGGCTCATTGTATCTATCTGAAAGCTCTATTAACATCTCTCTCCTTTTGTTGTTGTATTGCACCTCTGCCTCTTGTGCCTCGTTCTGATACCTCTTAGCTCTGAACACTCTGGCGTCAACTCAATAGACTAAAACGTTGATATATTCCCTAAGCTCACTATGTCACGGAAAGAAATCTGTTTCTTGCCCAAGAAGTGTTAGGTCTAGCAGACTAACAACTGCTTGCATTCTGATTCAATTAGAAATCTGTTCCTTTGGGGCAGGATAGATAAAGATACTGTTATCCTGTATATCAAAGAAACCCGCACTCTCTGGAATTGAGTTAAGCTCATCCATCGTTAGATTTGTACCTGTGTTCTTCCTGTGGTCTAGAAGTTGGAATGGCGAATCTGCGTGCCATTTTACCTCTACAGAGTTTATCTTTTTAACTCACGCTGTTGTCCCTGTACACTCTTTAAGAGAATATTCGTTTACATCTATCTGTGTACTTCATTGGATGGTTAAGACATCTCGGAAAAAGTCCTCGTTTACACGAGTTATAATGTCATTTACTACGTCGTTTCTTACCTCGTTGATGAAATCGAGAATCTGGGTATCTGTTAGCTGATATTCACTTGTATGTGTGTCGTTACGTACCTTTTCTATAAAGTCTGCTACGTTCATTCCTTTAGAGAATATATAAATCTGACCTTACGATAAGGGAGATTTTACATAATTCAAGATTGAGAAAATTTATGGAAAATTTATAGAAAATTTGTTTGTTTTTATCGTACCTTTTGGTATATTATGTATGACTATTTTTACCATAAAAAGCGCCCAAATGCCATTTGCCTACAAACAAGTTGAGCTCCAAAAGATGGAGTGATGTAGCAGGGACACGTTATACAAACACCTAAACAAGTTTGTGCCTATCTACATAAACAAGTGAAACAAGATAAGTAAGCGCTACCTCTCTCGTGAAGATTCTTTGATATACAGAGCGGGGCTAGACGTAACTAGAGAAAAACGTTGTAAAGCATTCTGTGAGTTCGCATTTGATAACGAATTTACGGGAGAGATACCCGCAACTGCGTTATGTATAATCGCCCACTATGAGGATGGATGGGTTTATGATAAGATAATATTTCAATGAGAGGAGGTGAAAGATGTAAGGAAAATAACAGGGCTTATTAAACTAATCAAACAGCTTGCTGTGAAGTGCTACCCGCCAAAAGACAGGACGAAATACTACATACAGGAGTTCGACGAGAGGGACTTGGAGTTATTCAATTTCGAGATAAAGAAAAAATGAAGATATAGAAAAAAAAGTACCATTATAATCGACTGATTCGGGAAAAAATCCAGATAACCAAAAAAGAGGCGAAATGCCTCTTTCTTGTATATCACAAATTACGAGCCTTTGAAAGGAGTGTTTCCACTCCCCCGTTTTAGTTTACTACTCATTGAAAGTAGTGTTAATGGGCTACTACCCCCATCAACAATGTATGTATAATGATTTCCTATACAATGTCAAGAGAAAAAACGAGAACGGTTAGGCTCTCGTCTTCTCTTTCTACTACGCAGTAGCAGTAGGTGCAGGAGGATAAATTGAAGTGTAAGGAGATGAAACTATCCAACTAGGTGTTGGGTACGGCGCAAGTCTATTGATTAAATCTCTAGTTTGCGTTGCGTTGTTCGCCTCCAACCTAGCCTCTGCTAAATCAGTTCTTAATTGAGTGATTGTGTTGTTACACATCATATCAAGTATCTTCTGCGTGTTGGCATTGCCACTAGCTATGATTTGAGCTGTGTTCTGTTGCCCCGCTAAGATAGCTTTCTCAATATTCGAATTGGTGTTGCAGAAACCTTGTGTGATTAGAGTTGTTTGGTTAGCTTGGCTTTGTTGAGCCATCATTTGCTGTTGCCATTGCGTGTTGTTATTCAGCAAATCAACAGTATTGTCGTGGTTGTTGTTATTGTTCATTCAATTTAACAACCAAGCACCGCTGTTACCAAACCCCCCGAATCCTCCAAAACCATTTCACATAAATAGGAATAAGATTAAGATTATTAACCAAGTACCCATTCATCAGAAGTTCTGTGTATCCATAGGTTATAACGAATAGAAATAAAAGTCTGGTATTTCTGTGGTTATGCTAGCCACCATTAGACCTTGTCTATCGTTTCCACAACCTCGTCCTTCTTATCCCCCACCAGATTGGCATTCTGCTTGATTAGTTTCGCAACATTTGGGTTGGACTTAATCAATCACGGCACAATCTGTTCAGCAAGTTGATTTAATTGTTCCATATTATTGAAATCTACTCACTCTAATTTGTGAGGCTCTATTCCAAGAGCCAATAACCTTTGTTTCAAGAAATCTCATTTAAGAGTTCCCATAAAATCCATAAAGTTCATCTATCTGAATTAAGAGATAAAAGCTATTTTTCTTCTCACATATACTCCGCATATAAATCTCTTAATTTGTGGTCATACTTATCTTTAAGGTGCTCTCTTTTTACTTCAAACTCCGTGAAGTGTTTTACCTTGTCTATGACGTAAGACATAATCTGCTCCATCTTGTCTGGATGTTGAGTAATCTGTGTCATTACTTTAGACATATTGAGTTTGTCACCATCAAAGAAATGCTCCGTTTTTCGTTCCATAGCCATTTGTTAGGATATAAACAACTTGTAAATAGATAAAAAATCTGACTATTGAACAGATAGATTTGTAATATATAAATTGTGAGTTTCCCCACATTAAGTTGCTCGTTTTTAATGCTAAATTGCTAAGCGTTTAGCTATTTTTATAATTGTTTACCACTATCAACTTTCTTAACTCGTCCGCTGTCTTGTATTTCATCAGAATTTTTCAGTAATGGGTAATGTGCTCAACATAGAGCAGAAATTTCTCAAATCAACTAGGAGTAAGCCACCTAGTCCTCAATAACATTTTTAGTTTTTTAGCATTTTGTGATACAATGGCACTTGCCCTATCCTTTTCTATTTTGCAAGTGCTACAAAATTTGCACCTCCCCGAAGGAGAGCCACATATAAGGCAATGTTTCATTCTACTTCGTATAACAAATAAAACGAGTAACGAAATTCCTAATAAGATAGCTCGTATGGTATCTTGTTTGGAACTACATTATTTTTTAAGTAGATTACATCGCTTTTTATACCATCAACCTCATTAAATCAATTTTTCTTTATGTAATTCATATATTCACAGATAGCCTTATCTATTCTTAGAAAATCTGATTTTTCCTCCCTGCTATTCACCACAATATACAACCTGTTATTATTTCAGCTCCTAGATTCTTTACTTGCATTCTCTCTCAATCGCTGTATGTATCTGTTTTTGTCTGCTCTGCTTATTGGTCTAGGTCAAGGATACTTGCTACTTAGCACCGTTAGTTTAAGGTCGAATGGGACACCATCTATGTAGAAATCTATGTCGTGATTTTTCTCATTTGCCTCTGGAACTGCTCAATACTTACAGAACAGCCCCTCACATCGTTTGCTCGTAGCAAAATTGTACCATCTACACAATGCGTACTCGTAGCTCACTCAATAATGGTCAGCAAACGATATGACCTCTATGTAGTTACTACAATCGTAGATAAATTTTGTTTTGGAATCCATCTCGTCGTTTTGTACCTGCCATTTATTGATGTGTCATAATGCTTTTCTAATGTCATTAATCATTCTTCAAAACTTATATAAATCTGTTTATAATCTCTGCTAAATGCTTGTCTTCCATAATTAGTTTATTCTCATTGAGCTTTTGGCTGATGATGAGCTCCTTGAGTTTCTCATCCCAATATGTCCTTAAGGGGGATGGTGTTGTGAACTTGTCGTAGCTCTCAATTAGCCTCTTGAAGTGCGTATAATCGTGCCACTCCAAATGTTCCCCAGACTTGTTATACAGCGCCCGACTGAATCCGTAGATAAACATCTTCCACACGTATTCATTGTCGTACGCCTTATGCCGTGTGCTAGCAGTACCCACCGTTTTCTGTTTTCTCTTGTCCCGTGTGTAAATTGCGTTCCTACAATAAGTGAACTTATCAATGTATGAATAGAGCGTTGACGTGTAAGCAACATCCTCATACAAAATTCAAGGTCAAGTATAGCCCGTTGGGAACTGTGCCAACCTTGCAACGTCCGTTTTGACTATCTTATTCCAGACAGCAACCCAAAATATGTTTCCCGTCGTCCCTCTATTCTTGAACATCTCGTCAAATGTGTACGTAAACACATCTTCCGTCTTGGCTCTAGCTGTAAGGTATGGCTCGTTCTCCTCTATGTCTTTGCGGATAAGAGCAGGGCAAATCGCTATGTCTGTTCCCTCTTTCTTACAAGCGTCATACAGATACTTGTACATAAATGGGTGTGGTATGTCGTCGTTGTCGCAGAACGCCATAAACTCTCACTTACATAGCTCTAGTCATCGATTCCTTGCGAATGAAACTCATTTATTTTCTTGATGATAAGCTCTGACACACTTGTAATTCTTGGCGTACCGCTGTGCTATCTCCCGTGAGTTATCCAAAGAGCCGTCATCTATAAGGATGAGCTCTATACTGTCCAAGCTAGATGAAAGAATGCTGTCGATAGTTCTACACATAAACAATTCTGAATTGTATAGGGGTACAACTACTGACAACTTATAGTTCTTGGCTTTGTTTCTATCTGGTGTTTCGATAGTACCTAACCCCATAGCCCTACTTATGTACTCATCTCATACCTTTTCAAAAGCAACAACAGATAAATCTGACGGAACGATTCAGAAAGGCAACTCACAAACCTCATCTTCTGTTTCTACAATCAACTTTCATTTCTCATAAACCCTGTATTTGTCGTAGATTCAATCTGTGTGAAACGCTAGGGTTATTCAATGGTATCAATGGAACATTGTTGAGGTAAAGAACACTTTGAAGTTTCATTCCTCTAGTGTTTCTTTTTCCTTATACCTAAGGTATTCGCTACTTTCTTCTTCTGTGGGTATCCAAGCAAAGTTTTGTGTCATCGCTAGTTTCATTTGGGTTTTTGGTTAAATTATAAAGTGCAGTCTTTGATAGCATTAACGCGGTCTTCGTCGTCGTTTTCTTCCTTACCTAAAATAAGCTCTCTGATTGTGGGGTTTTTCTCGTTCTCTAGACAGAGTGTTTTGAATAAGCATCATCTACATTCTTCTATTCATACTCGTCAGTTAGCATACAATCTACTAGGATTTCTATGTATTAGCTCTGGATTCTTTGGCATAGGTATAAAGTTATAAAATAAATCTGATTAACCAATTTTTCTGTCTTCAAATCAGAAACAAGGGAATATTTCAGTTTTTTTGTCTGTTTCAAATATATATGATTTTCATTCTTCATCTGAAAACATTACCTTATATGTTCAGTCATCTTTATATTGTACTGAGCCTGTAACCTCAAAAACTTGTAATTCTCATCTTCATTGTGAATAAAATCTTTGTGAATGGTAATTCTCTCGTTTCTCATAAGTTCAGTCTTCGTATAGAATAGCTTTAATTGTTTTTCAGTCTTTAGTTAATCTCCTCATAGGTTTTAACTTGTCTTCATATTCTTGTCGTGCAGGCTTTACATTCAGATTTTCTTTTTTTCTTCTTCACATAGGTCTGTGGTAAATAATATAAAAGTCTGATTATAGATTAACTATAAGCATTACAAGTCTGACTATTATTCCAATAATAATTCATAATACACAAGATGCACATAATAAGAATAATAAGAACTCAAATGGTTTATTTTTATATTCCATCCTCTTGAAATTAGCAAATAAAACTTTATATTAAATTCACAAACATATTTTTGTATAGAGAAAGGAGTTAGCATTCAGCTTTCTCTTTTCTCTTTTTTCTTTTTTCTTTTTATCCATCTCCATAGGTAAATAATATAAAAGTCTGATTACTTCAAAATACTAATAAGGAACTCAATAGGGTTGTCTTGTATTGCTAATTCCATTAAAAGTAATTCTTCTTGTGTATATATTCTTTCTTCTTCTATTGGTCGTGATTCTTCAACTTTCTCATTATCAACTAACCATTTAATAAATCAGAATTTCTTACTACATATAAGGCTGTCACTCCAAGCTATTTCTGTTTCTCAATCACAATCTACTCAATAGAAAAATCAATCATAATCATCATAGCTCTTGTAAACTACTCAACTTCTTGGAGTTTCATACTCATTGAGTAGGTCTAATACTTTTTGGTATTCAGATTTTTCTTTACTCATCTCCAATAAGCTTAAAATATAAATTTCTATTGATTATATAGTTTAGACTTTCTCCTATATACACCTCTACTAAGTTAGTCCCTGTTCTAAATCTGAAATTCACCTTGTCTTTTGCTCAGTATAGGATGTCTTTAAGCTCATCTAGAACTTCCTCATCTGTGAATGTTCTTGGTTTGTTCTCCCCCTCTGGGAGTTTCTCTACTGCCATCTTTTACTCGTTCTTTGTGATAAATAAAATAATAGTCAAAACCTTCATTATGTAACCCATTCATCTCATTATCAACTTCTTTCCTGTGTTTTTTACACCACAGCGCAACATTGTTGTGGTATGTTGCGTCTATATCTGCTCAACATTTCCTACAATAATTCATCCTGCTGATTTACCTATCTAAAAGGCAGACCACCTTCTGCCAGAAACAGTCAACACTTCTATCCTTTTTTTTGTGTTACACATTACAGGTGGGTAATGACGAGAATTAATGAGGGAATTTGCAAACACCCTGCCCGCCATCTCTGAACAGGCTTACTCGATTTGGGTACTTTCTACGATTGTATGGCTATCCATCTCCCATTCTCAACTTCAAGGAATTGAAAGCTGATACCGTATCCATAAGAAGAACGCTATTATTACTAGCACCATCATTATAAACATTCCTTTCATTGGTTATTTAGTTACTTGATAAATCTGAACTTCTGCTACGCCCCTAGAAAGCGGTATTCACAACTCCTTAAAGGCGTGAGAACTTAAATCGATTACTTTCCCTGTTTCCTCCTTTGGTCAGTAATCATTTAACTTACATTCAACACATTTACCTGTGAGCTTGGAACATACTTTGTACATTTTGTATCTCTCTCCAACTCTCATAGCGCAAGTGTTATGGGTTTTTGACCATCGCTTACCTTTCAGCTTGTAATTGTACCAACTTGCTTTTCACTCAAGGAATGGTTGTTCAATGGGCTGTTGCTCCACTAGGTCGTGGTCAAGCGGTAAAATGCCATAATTGGCAACGGTTGTACCTGTGATTATTCACGATAAAATAAGTGCTACTAAACTCATTACTTGGGGGTAATAACTAAACTGTGAGTACACTCTAATTCTGCTCCATCTACAATTCATCCGTTCTTAATCGAATCTTTGATTTTCTTCTTATCAACGCTTACTGTTACCTTCTCTACCTTGTACTCTGCGGGGATTAACTCCTCGTTGACTATCTTAACTGATGGGGGATTCGTCTTAACCGTGAATCTTTGGTTAGTGAACTCCATAACTTTCAAGTTGTTGTCCAACATCCCCTTAAGGATGAAATCCTTTGCGTTCTCCTCTAATGTCGTGTATTGGGCAAGCTGTGCCTTCTTCTCCTCTAGAGCCTTTCGCTCATCTGTTTCACGTAAGGCTTGTTCAGCTTTAGCTACCTCTAGTTGAAGTGTTCATCTGCGTAGCTGTAACTCGAATAGTCACGCTCATTGTACATTAATAGCATTGTCCATCTTTTACTCGTTAGTAGGTAAATTGTTCATAACATTTTCCATAGCTCTAGCATTCTGATACGCTGTTCTAAGTTTCGCCTCCTGTTCTCTCGTCATCGTTTCTCCAATCTTAGTTACTCAAGCCTTAATTTTCTTCATAAAGTCTAGCTCATCCATACACTCAAGCATAAACTTTGTGTTAGCGAGCGTCTTATCAAACCAAGATTCTTCTTTCTTCTCGTCCTTGAATGGTACATCGTTCTTAAGCCTGTTCTCGGCTTTCTCTATCTCATCAGCCGACGCAAATGAGCTTAAAACTCACACCCCAAGACAAGCGATGGCACGTCAAAGTGAACTAGTTGAGGCGTTTTCTAAACAGCTCGTCTTGTTGATGAACGAACTTCATTCGATTTCCTGTGCTATTCATTCATACACACAAGAATGTTCGTGTTTCTCATCTCGAATAGTCAGAATTGTCTTAACTACTCGCATTTTACCATCTGGGAAATACTCATAGTCTTGCCTTATTTCGTATCTCCCATCGTAATTTTCAGCAAGGTAAAGAACTCTGTCTTTAACCTGCACGTAATCGCTACCCTTGAACTTGATAGCGTAGTCCTTTAAACTTTTGTCTGCCATTTTACATATTGTTAGAATCTAAAATTTCTTCGCATAGGTCTGGTCGGTTTTCTTCAACCCACAACGGATACAAGGCTTTCATTAGTTTTATGATTTTACGAAGGTCTGTATCTCACATATCGTTCACACGTCTAAAGTCTTCTGGGTCATATTCTGGCTTGTAATGCCGTGTTTGTCACAAATATTTTATTTTCATTGGTCTTGGTTAGCTAATAAATCCTCGTGATGGCTATCTAACATCCTCTGTAACCTCTCGATAGCGGGTTTCTCTCATAATCAGAGCCAATATTCTAGCGTATCTACCTTATCTCACGCAATCTTGATAGTCCTCTGCTTAATGAAGTTCCTGTCAGACCGTGATTGAGAGTAATAGAACTTCTCTAAGTCTGATGTAGATGAGGCAGGTCTGATTTCCTTAATGTCGAATGTGTTAATCGTGATTCCCTCTAACTCCACCATCTTGCTTGTTTCTACTGCGTTCTTGAATGCCTCTCTTTTAGAATCCTCTAGAGGTAATGCGTTTCTGTTCCCATTTCAGTCAATATAGAACACCAACGCTATTGGTTTGTACTGTTTAATCTCGTCCATTGGTTAAAAGCTTTGAATTAAATTTTTCTGATTTTTGACGTGTTGCTTTAACGTTTCGTTGTAAACATCCGCATAATTCTGGTAAATCTTCATAGGTCACGTGCAAATTCATTTTCGGAACTTGATTTGAAAGCTTGCTTTCAAAATGTTTAAGGCAAATGTTACTCTGTCCTGTCAGATTTTTTCTGCGAACTCTCAATATTCTTTCGCTGTAAGAATGTGTTTTGCGAATTGTCTGTCTTTTTGTTTATCGTATGCTAATCCTAAACCTAAACACATTTGTTTAATCTGACTAATCAAATTGTTTATGTCTGGATTTCATTTTGAGCTTTGCTCAATATCTACGTTAGTAGATATTAAATTATTTGTAATTAATATATCACTATCATTATCACTATCATTATCGGCTTGTTTTGTTTGTTTCGCTTGTTTTTCAACCGCTCGGTTGTTTTGTTCGTTTCCCCAATTCTTACGGGCATTTTGATTTCATTTTTTAGCACCTCACTTCTTTCAATTCTCTCTGTTTTTCTCACACACATCTAAATATCTCTCATCGTCATTTTTTCGCTCGTCAATCATTATGTCTAGCAACATACATACCGCTCAATCGTCGCACTCATATTCTCATTCTAGTTGATAAGAAAACATACATCTCAACAAATCTGCCTGTTGCCTATCAGAGAGTTTTTGGATTTGGTTTCGATACTTTTTTCTGATGATAAACGAATCTTTCATTTTAAAATTTCGGTTAAACAAAAAGAGCAAATAGAGTTGGTTGCGATTGTCTTATGAGGTGGGGATAGGTATGGTGGAAACCTTTTTTTCCTCATACCAACCACAGCCATTTCTATTTACTCTTTGCTGTGCTCCACCGTTTAGTTTTTCCCCTTTAGTTGAACGGGCACTACACTCTTGTTGCACAAAAAAGCCCATACTGTTTAGTATGGACTTCCTATATCAGAACTGTGTTTTTAAGCTCTGGGAGGGGTGGGATTCGAACCCACGACCTTATCCTTAATGGGGGTCGGGAACGTCCACACTATCCATACCAAACTATTCAACTGACCTTAATATAAAAAATTACTCTGTAAAGTCAAGAGGATTTTTCAAAAAAAGTTTTACAAGTCCGAAACTAATCAAACACAGATTTTACTTTCTTTTCAAGATTTGAGGCTAACACGTGACAATAACCCTCTGTTGTCTTAACGTCGGAATGTCAGAGTAGCTCTTGGATTTCTCTTATATTGAATCAGTTTTCTAAAAGTCTGGTTGCGTAGGAATGTCTAAGAGTATGGCAGGTTATTCTCTTACCCATATCTAGTTTATCGGAATATTTTTTCATTATACTGCATATTGTTTCTTTTCTGATGGGGTTTCAGAAGTCGTAGCCAGAGTTATGGGAAATAAACACAAAATCTGACCCATTTTCAGTAATTCCTGTCCGTGGAATTGGCTTTCTCCTCTCCTCCACGTACTCATCTAGTAATCTAAGCACAGAATCGGCAAAAAACACTCGCCTATCCTTGTTTCATTTCCCTGTTATCATCTTTTTTCTGTCGTAGATGTCCTCAATCCTCAAACTTAACATCTCCGAGAGCCTCATTCAGCTTGTATAGCCCAGATTTACCAATAATTGCGACCTAATGGCGTTAATTCTGTATTTTTCAAACAAATTTATGCTCTCAAATAGTGTTTTGAACTCATTTTCACTCAAAACAGTCACCTGTGGGGCTTTTATTCTCTTTTGCTCCACTTTTTTGTGGTCAAGTCCCTCATCATACATCAGATTTACGTATTTTAACAGACTTTTTATGGCTGTTATCTTCGTTTGTATCGTTGATGGAGAGAGTGTATCCCTCACAGAATAGTAAATACTCGTTCTAGGTGTCTTAATGTTGGATAAATACGCTTTCCACCTCTCAATACTCATTAATGATATTGAGTTAATATCGGCTTGATAGCCCTCTAATAGCAACCACTTAGCGAATAACTTAACATCCGTGAAATAGTTGTCGATAGTGTTCTGGCTATACTGACGATTTCATAGCCGTTGCCTCCATTCTAGGAGTAGGTTGTTTGCAATTTCCATTTTGTAATCCATAAAAAAGTAAAAACAAGAGTGTAGCAATCACAATTGTAATTACTTTTGTGCTAATTTATTATACATATTTCTCTCAAAAAGTAAAGAAACAAGAAAGTAAAAAATCACTTGAAATCGTATGATTTTCCTTTACAATAAAGGTGCACAAAACTAACAAAAACCCTGTTAGAAACTACACTCGGACGTTTATCCGAGAATTTTCTGTTAATGGTAAAATTAACCAGAGGAAAGTTAATCAAGAAATGCGATAGGCTGTTCTCAATCTTCATAAGATTACATTTTGCTGACGACGAATGATACGTTCGTTGTTTTACGTGTTGAAAGAGAATGAGGTGGAATGATTCAGAGTGTTCTTGCGGACACCGAATCTCTAGAGCGTTCTACTATTTAAGGTGGTATATCAACAATGCTAGACCACAATGTATGTGGAGGTGTAATTCCAAGATGTCTGGGAATGGAGAGCCTCTTATTTTTAGGAAAAATCTAATAGAGGAAGTCTGATTAGAGGAGGTGGAAAAGATGGAGAACGACTACATAGAGTATCGCAAGAATGTTAGGGATTTTAAAGTCCATACATCAGAGATTGAAACCAAGATTGTAACTCTTAAGGAGCTTATCCAGAAAGAGGCTGATAGAATCTGAATCGTGGTAAAAGTTTAGTTATTATTGCTATCTATGGGATACAGGAAAGAAGTAGTTAATGGAGCTACGTACCTAAGAAAAGTGCCTACTCCAGAAACAGAGAAAAAAAAGAATGTGATTCGTAGGCAACGGTCAACCAAAATGCTAGACATTAAGTGAGATATGGAGGCAGGTATGGTTGTGCCATTGATTTGAAGACCCAAGATTTTCAAAACGCCAGAAGAACTCATCGAGCTGTTCAACATCTACTGCGTATCGCTTATGCAGAAAGAGGTAAGAGTTAGAAAGAAAGCGTCTGAACTAAAGAAACTCCCAGAGAGGACTATCAAATCCACGTGAGAGTTCTATAAGGAATGAATCATCACAGAGAGGGAGCTTGTTGAGGAATGGACGTTCGAGAGAGTACCGTCAGAATTAGGGTTTATGTGTTTTCTAGGGATAGGGAAAACAACATTTAGGGACTATCAGAACAGGGAGGAGTTCAAGGAGGCGATGGAGAAGATACATACCTTCTGTGAATGGCAGGTAGAAGACCTATGAACGTCTGGTAAAATATCGCCACAGATGGCACAATTTGTGCTCAATACGTCGTTTGGTAGAACACCTGCGTCAAAGAGCGACAACGACAACACTTTAGAAATTAAAATAACACAGTAATGAGGATTCTACACAGAGAGGATTGGCGAGTTGAGAGCCCAATACCTAGAGTAATGCGGAAGAATATCAAAAAACTAAAGAAGTTCCCTTGATTAACCAAAGCTATACAAATCAGAGTTTACAGGGATGACGAAACAGACCGAAAGCTGTATAAGTTTGTATTTTCTGATGATTACAGACAGGATTTTATCCGTTATTTCAATGATTTATATCAACAGGAACGGGACAATTACGAGAGAAGACGGGTAAGTTTCTTAGGTAAGGTAGTGAAGGAAACAAGGGAGGAAGAAAACAAAAAAGAAATATTAGAGAAAACAGAGAGAGCCCTCAAGGGATTTGACGAAACCACTAAATAGGGGGGTCATTTTATCTTCTAATGCTTAGAAATATGGCAAAAAGAACAACTGCTACATCTAGTGTTAAACCGTGAGATTTTAAAGCACCATCACCATCAGATGAGATGGAGGCTAAATCAGATTTACAACCTGCCGTAAAGGTAGAAGTTGTTGACTGAAACGCTTTTGTTATTTTCTACAATAACGGGCAGAAATGGAAAATGGATACTCCTTTTGTATGAGGAGATGATAGATACTACTATGGTAGTAAAGATGAGGCAATGAAAAGATGTTCAGACCTCAAATGAGCAGGGTACGATGTTAAAATGTTCGCCTGTACTTTATAATTACCCATTCAATAATGCTATCAATCATAACCCCTCTATTTAATGATTTCGTCGATTTTAAGGAACAGATTTCTTCCTTACTTTATCTTGCTCACTATGACTGCGAACAAATAGTTATCAATGATGGCTCAATGGACTGTTCTGTTGAACAACTAGAAGAACTAGCACAGAAAGCTCCTTACAAAATAGAAATATATCAGTCAGTACCTTTCTTCTGAACTGCTAATAGGGGTAAAGTCTATTCAATTAACAGAGGATATACAGAGAGTAAAGGGGACATCATCCTAGTATTATTTCCCCGAGTTAGGATGAGTGAGGAGAATATGAATGAAATAATCTACTCATTGGACAAGGCAACAGTTGTGTCACCAGAGTACACGTCTAGTTACAATCGTTGTAACTGACAACAGAACGTGTTAGATGTGTGTTTTGCGTTTAAGAACAGCCTCTCTCCTCTCCCAATAGATGAGAGATTGTTTAATGATTACTATGATGAGTATATTTACCGTTCCATAGGTAAGAATGCCATAAATGCGTGAAGTGTTTTCTTAAAAAGGCATTTTACAAAATATGATAAGAAGACACAGATGAGGATAAATTCACGCTTTGCCAGAGATGTTAAGACTTGGAATTTAATTTGTAAAGAAAATGGTCGATAATGCAGATAGAAATCCCTTTTAATTTTAATCCCAGACCTTATCAGAAAGAGATTTTTGAGGCAGACAAGGATTGAATTAGGAATATCTTATTGGTATGGTCAAGACGTGCAGGAAAGGATAAAACACTCTTAAATCTGATGGTTAAGGATGTTGTTCTAACCAAGATGAATGCCTATTATGTGTTCCCAGAATTAACCCAATGACGTTCCATCTTCCGAGATGGGATAGATAATGATGGATTCAAAAACCGTGACCATTTCCCCAAGAGCCTAGTTGTTACCTCTAATAATAATCTGATGGCTATCACCCTAGCTAATGGCTCAATGATTAATGTAAAAGGGACAGATTCTAATGTTGATGGTATGAGATGAACGAATCCTAAACACGTCATCCTCTCTGAATATTCAGAACAAGACCCTTATGCCTACAATAAGGTAATAAAGCCAATTCTAGACCTTAATAAATGAAAGGCACATTTTTGTTTTACCCCAAAATGAAAAAACCACTCATATCAACTCTATGAGTACGCCAGAAACCACCCAGATGAATGGTTTGTATCTGTGAAAAAGGCTTATGAGCTATATGACGACGCAGGGAATAGAATCATAACAGATGAGGAGCTCAAGGACATAAAACAATATTTCATAGATATGGGGGATATTGAAACCTATTATCAAGAATATGAATGCTCGTTTGAGTGAAGTACCAAATGAGCATATTATGGGGAACAGTTGAGAATGGCAGAAGATGAGGGAAGAATCTGTGTTGTGCCTTATGAATCCAATCTTGATACCTTCTCTGTGCGAGATATGGGGATGGACGATTCCACAGCCATTTGGACTTTCCAGATTTTCTGAAAGGAGGTCAGAATTTTAGAATATTATCATAATTCTTGAAAAGGGTTAGACCATTATGCCAATTATCTGTTTAATAACTGATATAGATACCAGACCCATTTTCTACCACACGACGCAGAGGTAAGAGAACTAGGGACAGGAATCTCTAGGAGAGAATATCTGGCAAAAATCTGATTAACAAATACCCAAGTTCTAAAGAAATACCCTGTTCAAGACTGAATAGACGCAGTAAGACGTATCCTAAAATATTGTTTCTTTAATAAAGAAAAATGCCAAGATTGACTTGACGCCCTAAAATATTATCATAAGGAGTGGAACGATAAAACCCAGAAATTCGATGATAGACCAAAACACGATTGGAGCTCCCATTGAGCAGACAGCTTTAGATACCTTGCTATCGCTTATGAAAACGCAGTAAGAAGTCAGATTAATAGAAATGTTGGTAGCGTCTTCTCACTAGATATGTGAGCTTTCGTCTAAATCCCGTCTAAATTCTCGTCTAATCCCCGTCTAATTCTTTTACTTTCTCAAAAATAGCCTCCTTAAATTCTGAAAATGGCTCTAATTTGTTCCCAAGTTTAGGCTTGATTGTGTCGTACACAACTTCTACCATCAGATTCATTTTTCTTCCGTATCATCTGCATTTAGCCTCCCAATACTCCCATTGTGCCTTAGCCTCCATTAACTCTTTATCATCTTCCCAAGGTAACCTCTCCTCCTGTTCAGACTTCTTTTCTTCCTTTTCTTTTAATTGTTCTTTTAACTTCTTTATAGCCATAACCTGTGAATCATACTTATATATATAACTCCCATTCTTCTCTATCACTATTCATTTCCTTATCAACCTATCCAATGCCCTCACATTCTTCCCATTCAACCCTAAATGCTCTAAAATTTCTTTCTTCTTACTATACCACATATTACCTATTGTTAATGTCTAAAATATCATCATTTTTCAACCTAATATACTCTTTTACCTCAAAATTTCAAGATTTACCCCATTTTTATACCCCCTCTTTTATAATTCTAACCTGTTATCTACCCACGAAATGTCATCTTTTTGCAACAAAGGTAAATTATTTTTCTCAAAGAAAATTTATAGCACCCTATCTCCATCACCAACACCATCTCTGACACCCCCCTACGGGTGCTGTCGCACCCTGCGGGGAGGCGTCGAACGAGGCGCAGAGGCAGAGGCAAGAACAGGGGCAAATACTAGGCGCTATGCGGTGCTTGTTTGGGTTTTGGGTTTGGGTTTGAATGTGAAAGCGTGTGGGTTTTTTGCGTTTTCTGTATTTAAAAATAAATGTTTTAGTTTATGTTTTAGTTTTGTGTTTGTAAACGTGATAAGATAATTAATACACTATTATTTATAGGTAAGCGTAAAGACAGTATAAAGGGAAAAAATAAATCTGACTATAAACAACTCCTAGCTAGTAAATAAAATGGAATGTATAATCAAGTAAAGCTAGACACTCACGGCGGAAACTTTGGGGCGGTTTTTGGTGGCTTTTGAAACACTAGGCGACAACTAGCAAAAGACAACACAGAAACAACAGAGCAAAAGCCAAAACAAAAGAAACGACAAAAACGCCATACATTTTTGCGTAAAACGTCTTGACATTAAACAGCAAAAAACTATAAAATAAATAGGTAAAAATTACCGTTTTAGTTTACTACTACTATAACAATGACTAAAGCAGAACAACACCGCCAAGAGGTGCGGGACAAATTAAACGCCTTGACGATGGAGGCGCTAGACTTTGACGCTTGCGAATGTTTAAACCCAAGCGACCTAGAAAACGGGATAGACTATGTTATTGAAACGCTAGAGGAACACGTCAGAGAAACAAGCGACATAATTTACTATTCTAGAGCTATTGAGTATTTAAGCGAACACGACGCAAGCCTAAGGCGTAGTTTAGAACTAGCGGACGAGTTAGGATACAAACCCGCAGATTTAAACAGCGAATTATTGGCAAGCCTTCTAAATCAAGAGGAAACACTAGGAGAGCTTTACGGGATAAGGGACGAAATAGAGGAACTTGTTGACGAATGGGACGAAATAGAGGAAGATGAGGAGGAAGACGCACCAAAAGAAGACTAGAAACACACCCCGACAAAATCGGGGCGTTTTTGCTATCGGGTTTTTTAGCCTAAAGCTAGAGCGCCCGCCTTATGTTTTTTATATCGTAACAAAACCAAACAAAAGGAACAAAAAGCAGAACAAAAAAACCGTTTTAATTTACTATTTATTGAAAAAATGGGAAAAATGGCAGTAACTTTTGCGCCTCGTTTTGCTAAAAGTTTATTTAGTAAAGCGATAAACGAGGCAAAAGATGGAGATTTTTTGTTGATTTATCAACAAACCGACGGCGACGACACAGGCGACAAAATTTATCGCTTGTGATTATATCAACAGGTACAATATGCACCTATACGCCAAGAGGAAAACCTCGCCGACGTTTTGGACTTTGTGGCGTCAAACTACAAAAACGTCCAAATAATCAACGCCGACGACGTAAACGGGGACAAATAGCCCCGAATTTGTAAATATGGGAATTTTAACACCCTTTTATATTTTTCTAGTAATTAAAAATGTATAGAGGAAAAAACTATTTAACGAAAACACCCGACGGGATAGAGGTAAACACTCCCCTATATCTTGAAAGTTTGGAAAAACTACCCTATAAAGACGAGGAGGAACTAGAAGGGGCGGGGTTTTCTTATTTTTGAGGGGATAACTCCTACAACTATGAAGATAAAAGACGGTCAACGCAAGTAATGCAGTGGAACTTGTATATTAGAAAAAACCCAAAAGGCAGGGGTTATAATTACGCCGTCGCTATATGGTTACACAATGGCGGGGACGTTAGAGGAAATTATAGCCTTGCGGGTATATACAAAACGAATGAAAAATGTTTTGAATATTTGCCTCGACTATTCGATGGCTATCATATGTCAAGCCGATATTCTATAAACAGATATAGGCAAGATATAAAGGAATTTAAGCAAAACTTATAAAAAATCTTTTTTTAGTTTTTTGAATATCAAACAAAATGAGAACAGCAAACGCTTTTAGAGAATTTGCGGAAATGCGACGCAGAAACCCACAAAACAAGGGGAAATCTTTTACTTATGGATGTATATTGTACGACTATATCAAAAACGGCGGAAACTTTGCCGAACTTTGATATTGAATCGAACAACAAGCCCTTGAATATGTACAAATGGAGCTTGACGCCAAGCGGGACAAAATATACAACTTGTCAGACTTAGCGCTAGCGGAAATTTTAGACATATCTATATTGGACGAATTAGCGACGCCATTATTTGCGGACTAGATGGCGTTAGATTTTTCTAAAAGAAAAACCCAACGCTTAAAACTAAGAGCGGGGACGACACCCTATACAGATTTTTATATTGTTTGAATTTTAAAATGAAACATTGGCAAAAAATACCTAAAAAACGCCTAAAAAAAGACCACCGACGGGAAACAATAACCCTTGACGGTCGATTTTGACAAAGGCGGAGGATATTAAAGAAAAAAGACGAACATTTGACTATATATACCCTTAAGTTATATGGAAAACGCAGGGCAACAAATCAAGCCTTTTATTCTTTTGCGGAATTAAGGGGAATTATTAAGGGAATGTTTGCGGGGCGTCTTTTAACAGATGATTTTATTATACCGCAAAACCCCGAACTTTTAAATTATTAATATTTTAGATATGAGAGGAATTACAGAGCCTAGACGGTATTTAGTTAAATATAGCGTAAACGGGAAAGTTTACGAGGATAGTTTTTCCTGTATTATGAATATATCCCCCGAAATTGAGATAAACACGGAGCTAGACGATAGATATTTTTGAGATAATCGGGAGATATTGGAAATAAAAGAGCAGTTAGTACGGGACACAGAATGAATTATAGACGAGTACGAAAACAAGATGGAACAATATACCATTTAACATTTTTATATTATTTTATAATTACAAATGAAACCTATAAACAGACTTTTAAAAACCCTCAAAGAGATTAAAGAGGGAGGCAGAATTTCCGATTATTGGATACCCGACATAAAAAACGCTATTATTGACTATATAAACGAGGAAAGCGATAGAGATTTAGAGGAACTAGAATATACAATGGTTAGTGAGGAACAAGTAATGGACTGTGTAAAATATAAAGCCGAACAGGGCGACTTTTGGGGCGTTTCTGAAATTATGGAAGGGTTAAAAAGGGCAGACCGATATAAGGATAACGGGGACTATTTTGACAATATAGATGACGAAGACGTGGAAGACCGACTAGACGAAATAATAGAGAGAGCAGAACAGATTAAAAAATCTAAATAATTTTTATATTATTACAAATTACGACAATGACTAAAAAAGAACTAGCACGAGATTTTGAAATATTAAAATCTCAATGATTTATAAAAAAATACCATATAGAATGAGATAAAAGAACAGACGAATATTATAAGGTATTTTATACAGATTATTACGGAAATGAGGCACAAAGACTTGTATTTTTTGATGATAAAAGCGACGAATTGCGCCAAGATATAAGAGAATTTATAGAAAAAACAAAGCTAGAGGAGGCAAGAAAAACTAATTCTGTATGGATACTAGAACGTATGTTATATAATGGTTTTAGTGTATGTACGGCTACTTTTAGCGATTTTAAGAAAGCTAAAAAGGAGTTTGACGAATTAAAGAATATATGGGAACAAGACGGAATGCTAAAAGACGCAGTAATTAGCGACACTTATATCCATAGTGATTATTGAACGATACAGATTTTTGAAAGTTTTATCCGTTAATTATATTACAAATGGAATTAAATAAATATATTAAAGACCGCTTACAAACAAGGGAAATTCTTGTTTATGATAAATTAGACTATTATTGTAAAGTGGCTAGGTTATTAAGATACCATTATATATGACAATGGGGAAATCATTTTTTCATTAGTGAAAAGGAACAGCCAAAACGGAATAATAAGTTACGGAACGGCGACCGACCACGATTAATAATACCAAAGACCACAAAACAGACAATGAAAGACTGATTTTTTTATACTCTTGCTAAAAAACACCCCGTAAATATACCAACATATTGGGGAAACAACTAATTTTATAATTTAACTCTATTAAAATGAGAGGAAGGAAGGAAAATAAACTCGTAACAGAGATTATTTTAACACAATACCGAAATAAACCATACCCCGAGAATGTAGAAAAGCAAATAGATAGATACCGAAAAGAAACAGATAAGAAAAAAAGAAAACTGATTTACGAATATATCCAACTAGAACGATTAATAGCGGGAGGTTACAAGATTTTTAAATAACTAATTTTTTACAGATGGAATGTATAATTTGACTTAAAAACGGAGGCGTCAAATATTTTACGCTACCCGAAAATAGCGAGAGTTACAAACTCTTACAAAAAGCACACGCCCTTGTTGACGGAAGATATAGCAACGAAATGTCCTTTGATGAGGGTAAATCTTATTTGTGTCTGACCTTGAAGGCAATATTGAACGCACCGAAATATACTAAATTTCGATATGACGCAAGCGAGAAACGATATACTAAGAGGCAGGCAATAAGCTACATTTTAGATTATAATAATTTATAAAAATGACTAAAAGATATTCATTAATTTTTTCTGAAACGGATGGACGATACCATATTCTAGACAGAGAATTAAAGCAACTTTTACTTTGTGTGGGGATGAGGGAAAAATCTGAACGCAAAGACTTAATTTACCTTTGATATAATAAGGATACACCAGAGAGATTTATTAATAAATCGGAAATTGACGGAATATGCGAGGATGATGACGAACGATACCGAATAGATGGCTACACAGATTTAAACTCTATTGAATGAATAGAGGAGGCATTAAATCACGCTTACGGTTATATGTAGTATAAAATTTGACAAACAAAAACAAAACCCATATAATTGTTATGTTTTAGATATTAACTAATTTTTGATGGTAACAATAGTAAACGCCATTATATTGCTAGTATGGGGAGCTATGTTTATCATACCTTTATTATGATTTCCTATGGGGTTTTTGTCGGAGATTTTGAGAAAATCGAAAATAGACAAAAAGCGGAAAGCCCTATTTAAGGCACTTTTGATATTCTTTACACCGATATACTATGGTTTATTAATATTATGAATTGCTTTATTATTAGATGATTTTTTTTAGCCTCCATATTACGCATATAAATAGAAAAGAGGGAATTAACGCCCTCTTTTTTGTACGAAGATATTTTTTATATACTTACTAGCTATAAGATTTCAACTCATTTTCTATATATTTTAGCCATTCTCTGTACGTATCATTCATATTATGTAGTCTATCCTTATAATCTTTTACGTCAGTTAAATGCCATAATTCACCATTCAATGGGATACCCTGTAATAACCTCGTCCTTATCTCATTCAGCTTTTTGATTCTCTCTAATTGGTTATCCTTTACTTTGGTATATACATAAGCGTTAGATGAATAACAAGTTATTTCCTCCAACGTGTGTTCTAATTCATATATATTGTGTATTGTTCAACTAGCACTATCCTTACAAGACCTCTTTCATTTCACTTTCCTTACATTTATGGCGTGTCCGAATGTTGCTGTTCAAAACTTTGTTCAATTTAACACCCCGTCAGCGTCGTAGTCTTTGATATAATTGTAATTTCCGTTGAATGATGTCATCAAAGTGTATCATTTATCCAACACGTTATTAATAACCTCGTTATTTTGTTTTTCTACACGGTAATAAGCCACTTCTCATAAATCTTTATGGTTTTCATTCCAATAATCGGCTACCAACTTAACAGCACTCTGTGTCCATCGTCAGCTATCGGGGAATCTACCCCTGTCATAGCTCATATCGTCCACCTTCTTTATTTCATCTAGAGGAAATTCATAATTAAATAAATCTGATATGGCTCATATCGCAGAAAAGACCGTACAGCTTTTTTTACTCCGATTTTGCTTATATTGGTTATAAGCATATATTATATCGTCTTGTTTTACCAAAGCAGGCAAGCTATCCTCAAACCCCTCTAGTAAATAGTCTGTGGTTTGGGCATTATCTCATAAACACCCGTTTTCGATTTTGTACATTGGTTTATTTTTTAGAAATTAAATTTACTATTCCTTCCATATTTAGGATTTCCTTTACGTTTCCGTCCTCCCTTAGAATTAGCATTGGGACAGCTTGTATATCAAATTCTTTAACATTCTCGTTATCAAATCTGAATACTTGGAACTCATATCCGTTAGCCTCTGCTCGCCTCTGTGCGTGTGGTTTCATCATATAGCATTTAGCACAAGAATCTCATTCTATGAATATTGCCTCTTTCATTATATTTTGATGGTATTTAAAAACTAATTTTTCTCTAAAATCTTCCTTACTCCAACTATAACCTAGCATTTCTAATCTATACAATTCCCCTTATATCGTAGATATGGGTCATAAATATTCCTACTTGTTAGGGTTTCGATTAATCGTGTTCTTACGTCATCTCTTAGCGCCTTTTCACTTAGATTTATTGTCCTTATCAACTGCTCCGCTATCATTTTGTTTTCAAACAGCGTGTGGATAGCGCGATGTTGAACATCACGTATTATTTCTATGTTTGAATCGTTGTTTGCACCGTGTTGTGAACGTGGTAAAATATGATGATGGCTGTAAGTGATTTCCTTCACTTCTCATTCAGCTCTCTTTTTTCCCATATTGCTTATATTTTTCTCTATAATATAAAAGTCGTCATTTAGCGTGGCAATTTCTAGAGAACTTAAGTAGTATTTCGCATATTCGTTCTATCATACTGTAATAATAAATAAAAAGCTGACCAAAATTATTAATAGCAGTATAATCTTAATCAGCGTCTTTGACATCTTTTGCCTTTATAACAACTAAAGCTCATTTAACGTCATCTTCTGTATAAAATGTCTTGGCATATTTAGGCTCTAAGCCCCATTTGTTATTTGGTCATAAAAACCAACATTCCATTGTCCCATTCTCGTTCTTCCTTTTTTTTCAGATTTTATAACCTAGATTTGTTCTGATGATTCTGTATTGTCGTTTCATTCATCTTCTTTCTTAGGAGGTAAAGTTTCTTCTACCTTTCATTTTAAAACCTTAGCAATTCGTTGTAGCAATAACTTCAAAGCGTCCATCTCTGTTAATTGTTCCTTATAGTTAATGCTGTATATATGTCATATTATGCTGTAACACTCTGCTACTATGAGGATGGAAACTATTGCTGTTCCTATAAAGTCAGCATTCTCTAGTCCTGCTCATTTAATAGCTGTTATTATTATGAAAGGTAATAGCCATCTCGTACCTTTCTTTAGTATTCCTGTTGCCATTAATTTAGATTGAAGGTTTCATTGGATGTATGCGTCTATCACTCAAAATATTCGGTCTAGTAATAACATAACTGTCAGAATTATTATTGTTTCTCCACTTAATCCAAAGTATTGTAGGATTGTTCATAGAGTAATCCCTCCTGCTATATTAATTACAACTCCCTCTGCCTCTGTCATTAGTTAAATGTTATTATATAAATCTGATTTAATTCACATCTCATCACTTAGCAAACGTTCCTGTTCCTTGGTTAGTAAAGAATGTATTTGTTACTAGGTCATACATTCAGATTTCGCCGTCTGATTTACGGTAACAAGGTACTAAGTCATATAATGGAGTTTCGTTTGAATCGCTTATTTTTAAGTAAAATACCCTTCCATAATCCCCACTACTAGTTGGCACAGCTGGGTTATTATATACAAAAACTCACAATCAGTAATTTATTCATAGATTTGCACTATATGAAATAGAATAAGCCACTCAATCATAATATGCTGTTGAGCCTTGTATTTTTATTGTATGTACAGCTGTTCAAG